TCATAATTCATCCTTAATTCTATTATGTGTATCAATATCAGATTGATAGCCTGAAAATATTTGTCTTTTAACTTTAGATTGGTATTCGTCAAGGAATTTTACACCTAGACTTTGGGTTTTTTCATCGCAAGTATTACTCATCGATGATCTTGGAGCATTCCCACAACCCGGCGGTGCATGATGAATCCACGGCTCTTCCCTCCAAGCTCTATGCTCCGGAGGGAAACCTGCCAATCCATAACCATCTGCTGCTGGAGCAATATCTAAGTTACTGTAATATCTATCTCTGTAGCCCCTATTACGATGTAATTGTTCATCAAGCACCCCAAAATGAACTCGATACCATCCATATATTTGGGAGTATGGAATCCCACCTAAAGCAGAAACTTCTTGTTCATCTGGATGAGGACTGTATGCCCCTAATACATCATTAACGTTAAACATGTTGGGTGCAGTGGCTATAACATATATATAATAAGTAGAATGACCAGACAATATAGTTTGACCCACTAAGTGGGCACTTCTCAAACTAATTGAGGTGGAAACATATCCATCATCGTGCCTAACAAATCCCGTCTGAGTTCCTCTTGCATGATCATAAAGGTTGATATTCATTTGAGTACCTCGGTCAAAGTACTCACTCTGTCCTCTTGGCATAAGACCACCTGACTGCTTTATTTCATCAGGAGGTCTAGAATCTGCCCGATATAACTTATCATCATTTGCATATGAAAATGATGATAAGAAAATAAAAAACACAAATATTATCTTTACCATATAATGCTCCCTTTGTTTAACAGAAAAATAATTGATCAAAACAATTAAATAAGTAAATAAATTTGTATTATTTGAAATCAAAAATCAAAAATCAAAAATCAAAAATCAAAAATCAAAAATCAAAATATACTATTTAGTCCTTTTTTATCATTTTCTGTTTTTATCGGTAAACCCCGTTTCACTTCTACCCACAGCGCTTGCGCTGCAAAGGTATCGAACACCACAAAGTGATTGAAATCCGGTAACGGTAGCACCTTGTAGCGGTAGCTCGATGCAAACAGCTCTGTTGGGACGCTGCCACTCTCGGTTTCAAAAAACACTGTAAGCGTATCCTTGTAAATGTGATGACCTGTCGCCCATAGACCACGATAAGGAATGTCCAAATTGTCTACGAGGCGATAACGCTCATCACCAACAGTGACAAAACCATCTTGGACACAAAGCCGACCAATACAAAAACCAAAAGACGCAGGAGCAGCCGCCTTGCTCCCGACAGCATTCCCAGCAGTAGCCTTTGACTGAGGCTCGGATTGCTCTGACTCGATAGTTGCATCATTTCCCCCTGTAAAAATTGGATTGTCGTGTAAGCCGTAAAACGAATAAGAGAACATCAAAAAAACCATGCCGAACAAGAAAAGGATCTTTCTGTCTTTCCACAGCGCCGTTCCGGCCATCGTGTCGCGTGCTTTGCCTGTGGTGGTGCTTGCGTACATCTTAAAAATCGGACTTGGAATTTTTTTGACTTGGCGTGTCAGCGCGTGCGAATCCATCTGTCCAGAGTTGGCTGCATCGTGGGTGGTCAGGGTAAACTTTGCCCCTAGCCCCACCGTGGCGCGGTTAAAGTGGCGATACCCTATCTCCGCCGCCTCTCTTATCATGTTGTGCACTTTGGCAATGTTAGGCGTGGTTAGGCAGATATCCCAGCCGTGGTGACGATGCATGTCAAAAGCCACCTCAAAGCTCTCAGGCCTATCCTCTGCGACCAAATCCGGCGGCGTGTCGAGCGCCTTTAAATTGGTGGCCGTCAGTCTCGGCGGCCAGATGCGACCACATTCATCAATAAAGAGAAACGCGTCCTTTCTCGCCCAGTGCCAAAAACGCGCCATCGTTAAGCGACCGTCTGGATGGTCTGTATCAATAAACTCGATACTGATGTCTGAGACGTCCATTTTTAAGTACTTAGCTATGCGTTCAAGGTTTAAGCCTCGCACATTCGTGATGATGTGACGGCCTGACTTAATCGCCGGCAGCAGACGAAGCCATAATGCCCCGGACGTTTTATAAGAGCCTGGCGCGCCGTGATGAATAAAGATACTCATAGGTTTAACGCTCGCAGGGCGAAACGGGTCATCAAAGCCTGAAGCACGATAGCCAGCGCTTGGTCTAACCCTAAAAAGAACAGAAAGCCGCTGTATTGAGGAGACAGCATATCGATAGCCTGTTGGATAAGCGGATAGATGGTAAACATATCAATCACTTTCTGGGACATCTCCCAGAAGAATTGGATGACAAAAATCTTGCTCTCAATCCACATAATACCGAGCTTGATCACAAGCCACGTAAAGCCATCAATTAGCCAGTCATAAAGGGGGTCCATCATAAGCATCACCTAAACAAAATGAGCATGGCGGCCAGAATGTACGCCATCGCGAGCACTATCATGCGGATGATGTGCAGGTTTTCAGAAAAGAGGGAGAAGTCAAAACAGAGGTTGTAACCAAACTCCTCGACATAGGAGCAAAACGAAGGCACCGCCGCCGAGCCTTTGAACTGATGCAAAGCCGACTGGGTGATTTTATCGTTGATCATCTGCTTTAAATTCTGCTGAGCCGTTTCTAACTCGGTCTCGGCCTCGCGTATCGGAAACTGACAGCGAGCAGGGTTACTACAGCGCCCTGATAGCGCCGTGTTCATGGTGTCGAGTTGCTGTGAAATCGTCTCTAAGGTATTGAGCTTTTTAGAGATGGTATTAAGCGCCCCTGTATAATTGGGGCTGCTGCTATCGGGTGGCGTGGGATTGGGTTGGTCTGGGTTAGGCGGAACGACAACCCCACCGAGTGAATCTTTAAGCTCATCAATCGCCCGAAGCACAGCATTCTTACTTTGGTAAACATCGTGTGCAACAGAACCAACACGTGAAGAGAGTTCATCCTTGGCTTTTCTGACCTCCCGTTGTGTATCCCATACATCGATGCGAACTTCTTCAAGATAGTTTATCTGCCCATTCAATCGATTGTTGATTGCGTTCACTTTTTCAAGAACACGGTCCGCGTGAAACTTCGTATTGAGCTGAACCATATCTTGAGAGTGGGACACCTGACCACTGACATGATTGAGAGTCGAAGCCATCTCTGATTGGTTTTTATAGACCTGATTGAACGCAGACTTAAACGAGCTGCTCAGCCCATCAACAGGGGAATCACTGGGCGGTGAAGGTGGTAAGGGAACGCACTCTTCCCCCTCAGGGCAATAAGGATAAATGCAGCGCTCTGCAGATGCTCCGGACAAGTCGCACATCGGCCAGTTCGGGGACACCCCTTGTGTAAAACGGGGTTTGTAGAGCCCCTTGCAATAGTCCCCATTTTCATTTGAGAGACAAGACCAAACAAAACCATAGTCATCTTTTTCAATATCAAGCATGCAGCCATCAAATAACACCGATTGCACAATGGGAGAGCCAAAACCGAAAAGTAACTGGTGTGACGTAGTAGTATTAGGATCACAATTGATGGAGGAAGCTGTTACCGATGGAGAAAGAAAGAGCAATGTCAAAAACAGTAGAAAATAGCGCATAAAAAAGGGCGAACGCTCGCCCTCCTCCCTTAAACCAAATATAAGCCCGACACAAAGCCGATAATGATGACCGCTGAGCCAAAGAGACCCAGCCACAACTCAAGCACTATTTAGCCTTACGAATTAAGCCAATCACGGTAACAATCAGAACAATTGCTCCCACCACGCCCATGATAAGCGGCCCAAGCGCAATCACCGTATCTTTACTGGTGCCCAGTGTTTTGGTGACTTCCGCGACCAAACCCGTATCAGCAGCCGCGAGTGCTTGGTTAGCAAATGCGGAAAACAGCAAGAAAACCCCGAGTGAAAGGGTGCTTTTAAAGGTATTAAGTTTGTTTTTCAGTGAGCTAAACATGTAGCTTCTCCTTTACCGTGGATAAAATGAGACTGGCAACCGCGCCAATCCCAAAGGATGTAAAGAACAGAACGAGAACGGCCTTGACCACCGCGAAATAGAGCGCCTCGCTCCAGACATAATGGGTTAAGTCCATCAAGATTTAATGGGTTGAGGTTTATCCAATGGCTTGCCGCCCGGCACGTTGTCAAACAAGGAACACACCACTTGATAATCAATCACGAGGTTACGCGATGGGTCTTCTGGGTCTGGCTCATTGTCAAACGTGACAAGAACCGGAAAGGCGGTCTGTTCGAGTTTTCTGGTCATCGCGTCACTGGATACAAATTTCACTTCCTGATGCTGCAAGCCAAACGTCAAACATTGGCCTTTATCGTTTTTCCACTGGCGAATCGGCTTACCAACAAAAAGCACTGGGATAAGGTAAGGAGCACCAGTCTTACTCACCCCTTCAGAATGAGAGGCACCAAAAACAACAAAACGAGATTTCATATTAATCACCCATAATTTCATCAATTAACTTCATATAAGAATCTGGAAGGTTGAGTGAATCGTCGTGAATTTCCTTAGAAATCAACGCCCCAAACACCCTTTCCAAATCACCACCAAAATGCTTTGAAATATCAAACAACGTCTTACCGACCTGACGACGAGCCCACTTAATGCGTGAGTGGATATCAAGCGCCACTTGACGCTTTTTTGTGACCACCTTGACAGGCAAGGAATTGATAATTGAGGCCGAGTACGCGCACAAACCTGCAAAATACCCCTCGATATTGAGCAGAACGTCGATAGGCATATCTTTAAGCTCGACCTCATTACGAAACCAGTGCATATCTAAACCAAGCTGAGCAGCCTTGTTGTAGATACGCCAGTAAATGCGAGATTCACGAGAGCCTACCTCGAAAGATTCATTGATGATTTTGCCATTAGGCTCAGAGACTAATCGCTCACCACCGTTAGGGGCACGTCCCGCTCTAGCGGTGCGAAAGGCGTCATCGGAATAGGCTTTTTTGGCGTACTCACGGCCAAACAAACCGTGAAAGTCATCAACGGCTAAATCAATACGAGACAGACGAGAGCAACCTAATAAATCGAGCCACCAATGAAGACGGAATAAAGAGGTGTGCTCTAACACGGTTCGACACCCTACTCCCTCAATTTGGAAGTAACAGGTATTACGGTTTCCCCCTAGCGCAACAAAGCCCACGTGTTTATTGGAGTACTTAGACATCAAATGGCATGAGTTTTCATACCCATAAAGCCCCTTATCGCGCCAAGGCGACATACGAAGACCAAGAACATGAAGGCAAAAGACCTCCAAGCGTTCCATCATGGCAACGTTCCACTTCTGCTTATAAAGCTCGATTAACTTCTCTTTTTGCTCAGGTGTGCGAGCCATACGGTAATCAGGCTTAGGAAGAGGCGCCCAGATAAGCGAGGACAAATCGGACTTATGCGCGTGACGGAATGAAGCATAAGGAACCGACCAAGCAAGATAATCGACAAAAACAAACGGAGAAGCGTTTGTATCGAGTTGTAATTCATCAAGAGTGAAAATCTGCTTTTTCATTAGCCTTCAAAAACCTGTCAAGTTCAATTTATAGTGATAAGTTATCCCAAAATATTGGGATTGTAAACAGCTGTCCAAAAAAACAGGGATTATAATGTTCAAAAATAAGCACAACTATAGGGGTGGTATGTATGTTTAGTTCAAAAATTAGGGATTTAAGAGTTGAGAGAGATCTAAACCAAGAAGAAGTAGCAAATGGTATCGGCGTTGGAAAAAATACCTATTTAGCTTATGAAAAAGGCACACAATCACCAAAACTGGAAACTGTAGAAAAATTAGCAAAATTCTATGGTGTACCAATAGCTGAACTTGTCAGCGATAGCGAAACAAACATTGACGAAAAGCTGAAATCGAAAATCCGAATGATTGAATCACTTGATGAACCAGAAAAAGAGTCATTATTCATTTTGATGGAGGCTTTGCTGATGAGAAGTAAGAGTCGAGAAATACAAAAAGAATTTAGGTAGGTAATCAAAAGACTCGCTAGCGCTCAAACACTGGCGCGCTACGCTTGCGAATACAAGGTGAGTATCACAGGCTCTGTGGGAGTTTGTTTTTCAGTGAGCTAAACATGTAGCTTCTCCTTTACCGTGGATAAAATGAGACTGGCAACCGCGCCAATCCCAAAGGATGTAAAGAACAGAACGAGAACGGCCTTGACCACCGCGAAATAGAGCGCCTCGCTCCAGACATAATGGGTTAAGTCCATCAAGATTTAATGGGTTGAGGTTTATCCAATGGCTTGCCGCCCGGCACGTTGTCAAACAAGGAACACACCACTTGATAATCAATCACGAGGTTACGCGATGGGTCTTCTGGGTCTGGCTCATTGTCAAACGTGACAAGAACCGGAAAGGCGGTCTGTTCGAGTTTTCTGGTCATCGCGTCACTGGATACAAATTTCACTTCCTGATGCTGCAAGCCAAACGTCAAACATTGGCCTTTATCGTTTTTCCACTGGCGAATCGGCTTACCAACAAAAAGCACTGGGATAAGGTAAGGAGCACCAGTCTTACTCACCCCTTCAGAATGAGAGGCACCAAAAACAACAAAACGAGATTTCATATTAATCACCCATAATTTCATCAATTAACTTCATATAAGAATCTGGAAGGTTGAGTGAATCGTCGTGAATTTCCTTAGAAATCAACGCCCCAAACACCCTTTCCAAATCACCACCAAAATGCTTTGAAATATCAAACAACGTCTTACCGACCTGACGACGAGCCCACTTAATGCGTGAGTGGATATCAAGCGCCACTTGACGCTTTTTTGTGACCACCTTGACAGGCAAGGAATTGATAATTGAGGCCGAGTACGCGCACAAACCTGCAAAATACCCCTCGATATTGAGCAGAACGTCGATAGGCATATCTTTAAGCTCGACCTCATTACGAAACCAGTGCATATCTAAACCAAGCTGAGCAGCCTTGTTGTAGATACGCCAGTAAATGCGAGATTCACGAGAGCCTACCTCGAAAGATTCATTGATGATTTTGCCATTAGGCTCAGAGACTAATCGCTCACCACCGTTAGGGGCACGTCCCGCTCTAGCGGTGCGAAAGGCGTCATCGGAATAGGCTTTTTTGGCGTACTCACGGCCAAACAAACCGTGAAAGTCATCAACGGCTAAATCAATACGAGACAGACGAGAGCAACCTAATAAATCGAGCCACCAATGAAGACGGAATAAAGAGGTGTGCTCTAACACGGTTCGACACCCTACTCCCTCAATTTGGAAGTAACAGGTATTACGGTTTCCCCCTAGCGCAACAAAGCCCACGTGTTTATTGGAGTACTTAGACATCAAATGGCATGAGTTTTCATACCCATAAAGCCCCTTATCGCGCCAAGGCGACATACGAAGACCAAGAACATGAAGGCAAAAGACCTCCAAGCGTTCCATCATGGCAACGTTCCACTTCTGCTTATAAAGCTCGATTAACTTCTCTTTTTGCTCAGGTGTGCGAGCCATACGGTAATCAGGCTTAGGAAGAGGCGCCCAGATAAGCGAGGACAAATCGGACTTATGCGCGTGACGGAATGAAGCATAAGGAACCGACCAAGCAAGATAATCGACAAAAACAAACGGAGAAGCGTTTGTATCGAGTTGTAATTCATCAAGAGTGAAAATCTGCTTTTTCATTAGCCTTCAAAAACCTGTCAAGTTCAATTTATAGTGATAAGTTATCCCAAAATATTGGGATTGTAAACAGCTGTCCAAAAAAACAGGGATTATAATGTTCAAAAATAAGCACAACTATAGGGGTGGTATGTATGTTTAGTTCAAAAATTAGGGATTTAAGAGTTGAGAGAGATCTAAACCAAGAAGAAGTAGCAAATGGTATCGGCGTTGGAAAAAATACCTATTTAGCTTATGAAAAAGGCACACAATCACCAAAACTGGAAACTGTAGAAAAATTAGCAAAATTCTATGGTGTACCAATAGCTGAACTTGTCAGCGATAGCGAAACAAACATTGACGAAAAGCTGAAATCGAAAATCCGAATGATTGAATCACTTGATGAACCAGAAAAAGAGTCATTATTCATTTTGATGGAGGCTTTGCTGATGAGAAGTAAGAGTCGAGAAATACAAAAAGAATTTAGGTAGGTAATCAAAAGACTCGCTAGCGCTCAAACACTGGCGCGCTACGCTTGCGAATACAAGGTGAGTATCACAGGCTCTGTGGGATTTACCCCCGTAATACTAGACGGGGGTCTACCACAGCGGACAGGCTCTAACAACGCGACTCCGCACGCTACGTCGCTTATGTTCTCACCTGCCGCTGTCGCAGTATAAGAGGCTTGCTCGACTCTCGCCGCGCCTTGGGCGCTGAACGTATCCATGACAAATGCTGTTACCCTCTGCGTGTGCTGAGACTTCCAAATGGGCTTGGCAGGACGAAGGGAGTTTTTTCTGGCGCTATCAGAAAGAGGATCATTTCACTGACGGGAACGCTTGAGCAATCAAGCGAACTTCTGCGAGTGCTAAAGCAGCTTTGGATATGCAGCAGCATCAGAGCGGCGAGCGCTGAGCCTAACGTTAGGTCTAGTCCCTGCGGGGCTGAGTTACCGCCTTAATGCGTATTACTCGCCATTATGTTACGGGCTCACTTTGGCAGAACGATCCAGCAAGCTGCCCACGTTCTGCTGCAAGTGAGGCCGTCAGTGCTGGCGCAATGGTACTGACGACTGCCCCTCAACATAATGCCGCGCCACATAATGCGCACTAGGAACATTTTGTCTCTAGGTTTAGTACGGTGGCTTTGGCCGTGTCTATTGGTGGTTTTTTGTAGGCTTTAGCGTATGTCATTGCATCATAACCGACCATCATGACATAGAGTTCGTCTGCTGCGATTTTGCGTTCATCCGGACTCACAAGGAAGCCACCTTTAAACTGCCAACCGAACCATGATTCACCTGCTTCATGTAATCCACTTTTGGCATGCTCGCGAACTTTGTGTGCCTGACGATAGACTGCACGTGTTTGGTTGATTTGGTTTTGTTGATCTTCGATTTGTGCTGCGCCTAACCGATGACCTAATGGCGTGACCAACTTGCCTTCGTCGAAGTACCAACCTTGCCAACGTTTGCCTTCAAGGCCGCTGCGAGGTAAAACCCGCTTCTCCAAGACCGACAACCAGTAATGGAAGATGCATGGATTCATGGGATAAGAGCCATTCTCCCAACGTCGCCATGTTTGCGTGCTTACACAGCACATTTCAGCGGCCTGAGTGGTCGTCAGGCCGTATTTTTCTCTGGTTGACTTAATCCAAGCAGCTCCGACATTGTTGAGCCGCACGTATTTAGTCATAACATATCCTTATCACAGTTTCTTGCTCTGGAATGCCGAGTTTGCGTTCGAATACTCCGAGCGCAGCGCTCAGCTCCTTATCGCGCTTAAACACTTGTAGCAACCGTTGCTCTGTTGCTTCTGTTGTTTTGGCGTCTTCTCTTGTATGATGTCCCTGCATTGGTTCTGCCTTATCGCTTGAATTTCAGTGCATGAACTGACTTACGCCCATAAGTCAGTTCACTTTACCGCTTTGCTTTACACCGTCATTTCCTTTAAAGCGTCATAGAATGTCCAGTTCGCCAGTGCATCCAATACGCGAGCGTTATCGCTGTCATCATCCAGACTGTCACGCTCAAGACTCACCACTTCCGGCATTTCAGCATGTAACAGTGTTAAGTATTGTTGTGCCATGTAAGCTATCAGCTTAGCACTGCGTTCGTCCGCATCTTCTTTAAAGAAGCCCACTTTACCTTGCATCTGCCCTGCCTTGTCCGCCAAGAAGTGACGTTGTAGCACGTTATGCATTTCCAGATATGACTCTGGCAGCTCAACAGCATCTAGCTCAACCTCTTCTTGTGCCACATCCATTGGGCGCGCCAACATAGACAACAAGTCATGGCTTGCATCGGCCAAAGCGAGAACCGCCTCACCTAGCCCATTCATGTTAACGTCGTACGCTGCATCAACAAGGCGTTCACGCGCATCATCGTAGCGTGTGGCTAACACGGTTTCGTCGGTGGTCTGAGGTTCATCGAAGTGATAACCGCGCTCTTCGTAACAACCTGCAAGTCGTTTCTTTTCAGAGCCGCTTAACGAGGCCTTTTCTTGCTCGAACTGGCTAAGAGTATTGCGGTTGATTCCGGTGAGTTTCGCCACGGCTGAGATGCTGAGGCCGATGTGTGTACGTGCAGCCATGAGGTCTGCACCCGTGAGTTGATTCAAGTTCATTTGTGTTTCCTTTTATCGAGTGATGCCTATATAGATAACGTTACATAGGCGGTTGCTTGGTATTGCATGCAGGTATTGGCAGTTGCATGCGACTGCATGACGCCTTTGGCAGCAAGCCGCCAGAGACAGTTACTGAGTCAGACCGACTACCCATGTTTGGGTAAAGTTGGAAGGTTTCGGCTCCACAGAGACATTCACTTCCGATAACGGGCTTACTTTGTCGAACTGAGGTAAACAAAGCGGGTCGATATCCAGTGTTTGCTCTTGCAAGCCACGTCCTGATAAGGACATGTTGGGTGTGTCGATGGTTTCGATAGGTGTTGCGAAGTGGATTTTGTGCATCTCGTAAGGCTTGCCTAGCCCTTTGTTTGAGATACCTTTGCGATGGCTAATGCCCATGTATACAACTTTCATTGTGTTACCCTCTTGGTTGATTGGCCGCTTTACGGTTCCGGTGGTTGACCGGATTGACGCCGCCAGTGAATAAATCAGGTGTAATGTCGTGTTCAGTTAAGATCATTTCGCCGTCTGGCCAGATAACCAGACTCAGTGCCCGCCGTGGGCTAATTGGGATGGACTGCCCCTCTATCAGAGCGTCGATGTCGATATCATCTTTCAGTCCGAGTTTCTCTTTCAGGTTATGGATTGGGTCTTCTGCCAGTCCCAACTCATGAGCAAGGCGTTTCGACACACCATAAGCGACCGCTAGGTGTGACATATCTTGAATGTGTGCTGTCGGTGAGACTGGCTCGACATAGTTGGCCGGACGTTGATTGTCGAAGTTAAAGTTCAGCACTTGTGCCAATGGCATACGCTCACCCTCACTCAGGTTTTGCAAGTCAGCTTTGGAGAAGCCAATTGCCATTAAGTCACGCATATTGCGGTGAAGTGTGGCTTTCGAACTGTGCGCCTTTAGCTCTTGATAGCCACGGTCACAGAGTGTCATGTAAAAACGGAACAGTCGGTCAGCCTTGGCGTATGAGATATTGCCTTTCGGTGTCATCGTGCTGTACGCATCACGCAGCAACTGCTTAATTTTGCTGTCGTTATACAGCTCTAACTCTTCACCTTTCAGCGATTCCAACAGGTCGTGGAACAGGGTTTTGAACATCCATTCGCAGAAGCGGTAACCATTCTTAGCCTCGAACTGCTCTGCATGTCGGATAACCTGCCACAGGTTTGCGCTGCCAACATGTTTCTGGATGAAGCGTTTCTTTGCACGCCCTTCGAAGCGTAATCGGTTCGCAGCGAACGCCTGCAATTCAGGCTTGGATAATTCATCAATGATGCGGTTAAAACGGTCGCTATCGCCTTGTCTGGCGCGGCGTTTCAAGTCAGCTAACTGGTGAGCGATTTCATCATGCTTGGTGTAGATACACAGTTCGAATGAGCGCCCTGCTCCCGGATTCGCCTTGGTAGCACGGTTGAAGTAGAGCGTGGTTTCAAAGTCTGAGTTACGGGCGGGTTTGATGTAACGGTTAGAGACATTGCCCATCTGTTTGATGGTCTGGCGTAGGATATCGGGGTTAGCACATTTAATTGAGTACGTGCAGTCAATACGAGTCATCTCTGCTAAGCCGACATCCAACAACTCCCACAGTTCCGGCTGTGCTTTTTGTAGCGAGTCGAGTAGGTATTCAACACATAAGCGAAAGTCTTCCGAGCCGTAGACATTGTGCCCTTGCATAACCTTGGCTGGCGAGGCTTTCAGTTGTAGGTAGCCCCAGAAGACATTGGCACGAGGCTCAGCATCGAAGACCTTACAGGCAATGTCAGTGTAGGATGATGGGATGGTAGACCAAGGATGATATAGGTCATCAGTACGCACCTTCTTTTGGTCATTCACCACTGAGAACTCAACATTCCCGCAAGCGATTTTTAGCTCGGTTTTTTCAGCCAGTTTTGCAAAGTCCACAAAACCGCAATCACCCATTTCGATGATTACGTCCTTTTTAAAAGGAATGTTTATGTGGAACATGTCTATCAT